GTCCTAATTGGTCCAGCTATAAGGATCTTCAATAGAGGATCTACAAGCATTGCCAGACTCTTTATTAGAGAGTATAGTAATACTTGGAGGCCCAAAATTGAGGATCTTATATAGATAGACTTAAATTAAATTCTTCTTCTCAAATGAAGTTATTATCATACCTTGGTTATATACCAAAGAAGGATAATTCTTCAAAAGAATCATTGTTAACTAGAAAGTTAACTGTGATCCCCTCACCTGAGGGGAAAGCAAGAATAATAGCAATCTTTGATTATTGATCACAGTCAGCCTTGAAACCTTTACATGATTGAGCATTTGCTCAGTTACGTAAATTTCCAAGAGACTGTACCTTTAATCAAGGAAAACTATTAACCAAATTAACTAAGTGGACCTTTCTATTCTTTTGATTTATCTGCAGCAACTGACCGTTTCCCTATTGGGTTACAGGTTAAATTGCTTGAGATGATCATTGGACATAGAAAGGCTGGGGCGTGAAAAGACATCATGGTGAATTATAAGTTTCACACAAGTTGATCAACAGACATAGTTTCCTATGCTGTCGGTCAACCGATGGGAGCTTATAGTTCATGATGGTATCTTCTCACTTTGTCACCATTTAATAATACAATATTGTGCTAAAGAAGTAGGCTTACGCTTACCTTTTAGACAATATGCATTGTTAGGTGATGACATTGTGATCGCGCACTCAGGGGTCGCATTAAAGTACAAAACTGTTATGACTGAATCCCTTGGAGTTAATATCTCTCCAGAGAAATCTCTTGTATCTTTCGATACATTTGAATTCGCTAAAAGAATATTTTCTAAGGGCCATGAAATAACAGCCTTCCCAATTAGCGCGTTAATGGAATCGTCACGAAGTCTTTCGACTTCGTGATCAATTCTTTTAACGGCATGATTGAGACGGGTACACTTGATGTGAACCTTGTCGGCAATACCGGGGTTATCAAAGCTTTAGCTAAGATTTATCCTTGATTTAATAACAGAAATGCTATTAATCAGGTTAAACTCTTAAACTCCTTTTGAATACAAATGCATGAAAGAGAGAATAAAGAGTCTTTAATATGATCTACAAAGACCATACTAAAGGAATTCAATATCTCTCTTCCATGTACTATGTCAGAAGAACATCTTAACACTTCAGTTAAGAAGTTCATCTGATATACTAAGTATTCATATGGAGGCTTAGCTTCTGCAAAATCTATGATCAAACTTAATGAATACCTTGATAAAATCAGAGTAGACACTAAGTTTGACCATCTATCGATACCATTACCTCAATTAAATGAGGAAATAGTAACGGTAGTTGACAGAATTTGCAAGGTAGGTTTCCCAGACCGCTCAACGCAAGTTCTCTGCGATAATCCAGTAATCTATAACATGCTTTGTCAGCATGCTAAAGGATTATTAGACCTAGCCAAGATGAATGATAAGAATAATTTGTGAGCCTCTTTCGAGGGGACACAGATTCAATTCGAACCATTTAA